GGAGAGGATTGCAATCGGGGTGTAAGATGGGTCATGGAGTTGAGTGGAAAAGGCCCCGGAACGACCAGCTGGGACGGTTGGATCCTGATTCCAACCGAGTGGAAGTGTCCAGGGCATTTGGTTATGATCAGTGACTGCATCCCAGTCACGAAACCAAGTGGCTTTGCTCTGATCCACCACTGAACAATTCTTTTGGTGGGTATCGCATAATTCCTCGCCTCCATAAGTTCTTGTACGAGTATGCGAACGAATGCCTTGCTGCAACGCACAGAGCTCATCATTTCTGGTAGTACCAGCGAGCAAGCCAACACCAGTAGTCATTCGAAGAATGCGAACAATGCCGCCTACTCCGACATGCTGTGTCCAATTACGCATACGCAAAGAACACCGTGTTGGTATAGCGTTGTCAGGCTGGTCAGAGGTCAACTGAGGCGACTGATAAATGGTGCTCTTAATGGGAGTAGCATCAAGATTGCCATCACACTCGAAAGCAGTTGCCTGTACGTTGCCGGTTGATGGGAAAACAATTAGCAAAATAGCCCCTGCCTCCAAACCGCTAGTCGCAAGACTATCGGGTTTCCTGGTAATAAGGCCGTTGTTGCAAACAGTAGTGCCAACAATCGGGGTCGCGGGGCCGATAGACATATGGGTGGCAACGGAGAATGGATCATGTGCGAAGGCGTCGTAGTAGCCGAAACCACGTGGCGCGATTACATTAGACGAAGCAGGTGTCTGATCCCAATTGCCCTTAGTCATATCCGGCATGATCCCACGAGCGATATTTTGTGGGCCAGGCATACGATTAAGATTGGCAACGTTCATGCGACGTTGCTTCTGACCACCTTTGTTCCCTTTCCCAGTACCTTTGTTGGTAAGTTCGTACATCTTACGAAGCATTGGTTTCGCCGAAGGTGGAACCAATGCTAGCTGGATTTGTTGCCGGCTGGTAAGAGTCATGTTTATAGAAGGAAAGCGCGCACTCACTGACAGTGCGGGACCTTGTAGTGAAGAATTCTTGTACTGGTACTCACCACGTTACGCTCAGGCAATGCCTGTGTCATGCCACCGAAGTGACAAACCCCGCCCATACGGAGGACGGGTGCCGTCGGTCCCGACACCGAGATTGTCGGAAGGGACCTACTCTCTCTATGGGGTGCAAGAGAGCTATTGACACGCAGCCCCCGGGCCTGGGGGCTGAATGCCAATGTCACCACCATCGGGATGTTGGTGGCCGCTGGTTCCCGCTCGCTCTGCTGTTACTTCGGCAAACGTTTCGCCGCAAGTATCAGCGCAGCCTGACATAACGCCTCCGCAGACGGAATGTTGGCCTTCACTTACGCGGGACACCTCATCAACAATAGGTGGAACGGTTGGGGATAAGATCTTCCACATCTTTGGCACTGGCGTCATATCCCCTGCTGCCGTCTGGGGTCCGGTGATTGGCATCCAAACCTTCGGGAACTTGCCCTTGGATTGTTCACCAACACTTTTACCTTTTGACTCAGCAGCACGGGCGTGCGACGAACCAGCATTCTGACTCACAGCGGTAGGGTGGCTCAAACCCTTGCCGCTGGTCTTGCCAGCCTTCCCTTTCCCTGCACTCTTCCCTTGATGAGGGGTGCCGTTTCCATTCACCGGGCTACTCACAGAGGGCTGCCTGATTTCCCTCTGCTCGCTGCTCGTGAGAGCATCCGCTGCCTTCTTACACTCACTCTTGTGGTGTGAGCAATGCTCGTTCGGACACGCACCGACGCGAGGCTTGTGTTCAAACCTCTTGTCGTGCTTGTGCGAATGAGAATACTCAACACCACACATGGGACAAACATGCGAGTGGGTATAATCGTCAGGCTGGGATGGCCCCATGCCGTCCACTTCAGCTGTGGCCGGTTTGACTTCGAACGCCGGGTGCACAAGTGCACTAGAACCCGGTGCTCCTTTGCTGCCGTGCATAGTCACATGTCCAGGACTATTTTCAGGGAAGGTAGTGGTGGCTTGCAGTGGTGCGATGAC